CCAATTGATGAGATGGCTGCGGTGTGAAAGCCGCGGCCGCTTATCATAACACAAACACATGAGCAAGTTACTTTATAGTCCAGGTGACTGATGATGTGCCTACCGTTGTAACGGTCAATGTCTGCCTCCAGGCAGTATCAGCATTCGAAGTTCCGTCCGTCACATTGACAATCGCCCCGTTTAGTTCAGTGGCACTGTCTGCATCAGTGGATCTTGTCCATGCACCAGCAGCAGAAACATATATTCCATTCTGCGAAGCTGTTGATTGATTCTTAACCAAAACGCGACTTCCAGACGTAAGTACATCATCGATCGTTTGCTCACCGCTCAATGTGATGTTAGCAGTGGTTGCAACATCACATGGATCTTTCCACTTGAGATTGGCTTTTGCAAGATTGATTGCTGAGTCTGTATAAGCCTCCGCTGCCGCTTGTGCAGCCGCCGCACTTCCGGAAGGATCAGCACCAACGTCTGAGGCTGTCGCATCTGTTGCCGATGTTACTAGTCCTTTTACATCAAACGTAATCTTTGTTTTCGTGCCCGCTGTGATGTTTGCGTTCTTAGTAACCTTATTGTCCAGGGCAGTTTGTAAATCAGTTTGCGCGGAAAGTGTTCCGGTAATTCCCCCCCATGTGGATGAGCCTCCGCCACCCGCACCCCACGCCGTATAGCTTGAGCCATTCCAGAAGTAAAGTAGGTTGGTGTTCTTTGCGCCATAAAGGATCAGAGAATTTCCTTCTGCCGGAAATGATGATGCTAGGTCGTAATATATTATCCAATTGCCATTGGAGAACACTGGTGGATTGCCAGCATAAGCACCCTCTCGCATCTCATAACAGATGTAAGTTTGAGTGATCATCTGAATGCCTTCGTTCTGCTCTGCCCAGTCGTCAACTTCATTGTCGAATGAAATCCGGGCAATGGCAATATCATAATCATCAATCAATCCTGCATCGCCATCAGTGATGGTTACATTTCCTGCATAATTATCAAGTGCAATTCTCACTCTTCGCGAAAGCGCTGCCGATGTAACGTAGTCATTTCCGAAACAGGTAACGGTGATTGTCCACGTATCCATTCCAGATGAACGCTCCTTTGTTTCGTTTGGCCTGTTGCTTACCTTCTCAATCAGGATTGCTGGTAATGAGATTGCCTGACTTCTATTATTGAGGAATATGCGACTACTTACCAGATCGGTAATGTCTGTGGTATCGCTTAGTATATTATTGATTGCCTCAATCATTTCAATTTCCTTTTCATATACCTGGTCATGGACTTCAATAGTGCCTCCGGATAATCCCTTTCAATGGAAGGCATGTTCTTTTGTATAGCCTGACCTATGAATGGTTGTTTCTTCATGGCCGCAACTTTTGTCACAAATATTTCTTTGCCTTCCTTATTGATGAACTTCAATTTCTTTCCCCTCTTTGCCACACGTTCTTTCGTGCCGTTCTCGAAAAACCTTCCGTGAAATCCTTTGTATCGATTTCCATATCTAACACCAGCAAGTGATGCCGCATTGAATTCTCTCCCACCCTTCATTGATCGAATACCTACACTGTCCTGAAGATTACCCGTTACCCGTCCTGCTATCTTTCCCAGGTTACTTGAAATGTCCCGGGCAACTGGTTTCAAAACTTCACGCTGTGCTCCAAGCAATATCTTTCGCTGCACCTGCTTTGGAAGATTTTTCAATACATCGTCTACTTCCTTGAAGCCGGAAAACTTTATTTGAATTCCCTTACTCATTGTCTCGAAGTTGTGCTACGACAGTTGTATGATCTTCTGCATTGCCTGGTCTAATGCCCGTGATGTAATAATTCTGCCCACGGAATACCACTCTCATTTTTTCGTTAATGGAAAAGGTGCGCGGCACCCTGATCAGAAACTCAGCAGATGTAACCGCAACAGTCTGGTCGTTTTCATCCCGCTCACCCGCAGTTCCTTGCCTAAATTGAGCATATACTTTCTTCACTTCTGTCCATCCATCACCTACATTGACGAAACTACCGGCAGAGGTTGTACCTTTTTGCTCAAAGGTGATTCTATTTCTAAGAGGTCCTATTCTCATTTAATAAAAAACTCGTTGTGACTGAAAGAGAAAGTGAGATGATTGTGGAACCATCTGTGAAATAGTTCCGATCACTACGTCTTGCCTGTTCTCATACAGGTGGCCAATAAAAAGAAGTATTCCGGAAACTATTGGTTTTGGAATAGCACCATGGCCTCCGGTAATTTCCAACCTTATAGGCATTTGCATATCCTCGTTTATGTCTGGTATTTCCAGAAAGTGGATGTGTGCTGGCTCATTCACAGTTGAAACATCATAGTCAGCAGTAGGCATGGTCTGCCAATCACTTCCGTAGTGGTACTTAACCACTACAGAAGAAACCGGAGCCATTGGAATCTTTGCTGTGTAAGATTCTTCGAGGTTTGGAAAACGACTCATGTACACATTGTAATCACTGCTCGAAGGAAATATCCTGCCAGTTTCATGCATCGCATGTTGAATGGCTGCATCACGATAGATGGTGATTATATCATCATCATCGTCATGGTCCATTCGCAGGTGCTTTTTCACATCTACAAGTGGAAGCATAGCCTCATACTGCTCTGTGGTAAGCGTATCGCTTTTTATTACTGGACTATAAAGTAACTTGCTCATGTGTTTGTGTTATGATAAGCGGCCGCGGCTTTCACACCGCAGCCATCTCATCAATTGGCGACAGATTCACCACGTGGTGTCGCTTACTTTTTCGATTTTGATTCCTCTTTGGAGGCTTTCACTTCCTCCTCGGTTGCCTCGCGCAATCCGAACTGAGCAAGCTTTTTCGCATCATCATCACTGAGCTCATACAATTTTCCTTTCTCAAGGATGAATCGCTCTTCGTTTCCGGTGTCTTTGTTTTTGATCATTTTGCCGGAGTTGAATGATCGTGTTGGAATTACAAACATGTTATTGTGATTTTTGATATTATACTTTTTAAAATACCTCCGGAGAGATGAGTCTCCGGAGGCTTATCTTTTATTCAAAGAGTGGATTAGGTTGTTACCATGTCCACACAAACACTGAACGCTGCTTCCTGTGCAACCTGCACGTCGAAGAATTGCTCAATGATGATTGCTTGCTTTCCATCACGACGAAGTGTGAGATCATCAAACACAAGGTTTACACCTCCGAATGTTCCCACCCATAGCTCAGACCAGTCACCGAATACCATAGCACTCAATGCTGTTCCGCTTCCTTTTGTTAGGTTAGCAGGGAGTTGGTTTGTTGGGTAAAACGCATAACCAAGAAGCGCTTTCACAAGCTCATCTTGCAGAATGAAGTTTCCTTCAACACCAGATGCTTGCTTACCTGTGTTCATCAATTTGGCCATTGCCGCAGGTGTAGCCAACCAACCCACAGAATTCATGCGCGCATTACCAATCATGCAATCAGTAAGGAACTCAAGAACTTTCGCCCATGTCGGCGCAGCACCGTTAGTACCAAGCGCTGTTGCACCAATACCAGCGTAGTTCAACAATCCAGTGACTCTGTTTGAAGAGCCAGATCCTTGCAATGCCTCTGAGTCAACTTTGATCTCAAGTGCTTTGTTGATCATCGTGCGAAGTGTTTGCTCCAATCCAAAGCTGGATTGAATACCTGCCTGCACACTCCATTGAATTTCACCGCCATATCTTTTTGGCGACAACTTTTTATTGTCTGTGGTGATGGTTGTGTCCGTAATAGATCCTGTTTCTGCTACTGCAGCAATGGTAGCATTGTTTGTGAAACGTGGCAACTGAAAGTCACCAGTCAAACCAGTCACCATTGTAGCGCCAAGCATTTGAACCACTGGTTCAGGTTGCAAGAATGGGATGACATTACCGAGCGTTGTCTGCATAACGTCTCCACCTTCGTTACCGATGGTGAAAGCGGCACGCTCTTCTGCTTTAGGTTTGCCCCAACGCACGAAATCAGATGGGATATAAATACCACCGTCTTCTTTTACGCCGCGAGCTTCACGCTCCTGCGCGTACTGCTGTTCAACTTCTGCCTCGATACCTGTCAGCTTTCCTTTGAAGCGTTTTTCAGATAGTGCCTTCGCCATACTGAATCGCTTCAAATCTTTTTCAGTTTCGGAAGAATGCTGGTTCGCACCAGGTGCACCAGCACCAGCAACCTGAATTGCGATCTTCTCGCGCTTCTCAGCCGCAGTCACTTCGTCGTTGAGCTTTTCAATTTCATCCGCCAGAGCGTTGAATCTTAACTGCTCTTCAGCAGTCATTCCATCACCCTTGGCTTGAAGGCCCTGAAATTCTTGGAACTTCTGGGCCCTTTCTTCTTTCAGGGCCTTACTTGTTTTCATTTATAGATTTGATTTAAAAATTACTTTGTCATTCCCATTCCGACTTTCACGGACTGGAATTTTAATTCACGGCGCAGTGTTGCCTTGCGCTTCTCTTCCTTCTCTGCTTCCAACTTCACCGCAGGATCTTCAATAGGTTCACCTATGAATCTGCTTCTGATCTGTTTCAGATTACCTACTTCGTCAGGCATTTCACGTGTAACAAAACTTTCAAGTGATCTGCTCAATTCTTCCACTGTTGCATCTTCGTATGCCGGGTAT